GAAAAGGGAAGAAAGAGCGGCGGGGGTAATTTTCTTTTTCCGCTAACACAGAATTTGCCAAGCATGGGGGCACAGCATGACGAAAGCACGCCGCACGCGCGTTGATAGCGCATCGGAGGCCGTGCGCATTGCGCAATCTGCACAAAGCCAGATCCACCCGCCCGCGCATGTTCCTCTTGAAGATCGTGATTTGGTTTTCTTTGCAAATGTGATTGACGAGTTTGCTAGATCAGAATGGACCGCGCACCAGTTGGAGTTGGCCGCACTGCTGGCGCGCACCATGGCCGATCTAAATGCAGAACAACTTGCGTTGCGCGATGAGGGCAGCGTGATGAGAACCGACAAGGGCACGCCGGTTGTCAATCCGCGCAAGGCGATCATCCAGATGCACGCTAGCACGATCCTAAGTTATCGCCGCAGTCTGGGCATTCACGCGCGCGCGCAAGGTGGCGAAGCGCGGGACGTGGCCAAGCGGCGGGGGCAGTCAAAACAGATCGAAGATGGCGCCGCGCATGATGATGATTTGCTTGCACGGCCAAACTGATGGCGAAGCTACCAAAGGCTGTGCGAGCCGCGATCCGTTGCGGGCCTGTGCCCAAGCTGCGCAAGTGGCGCGACCTGCCCCCCGCAAAGCTGACGCGTGGCGAAAGGGTTTGCGCGTTCATTGAGAAATTCTGTGTTGTGCCTGAGGGCGACAAGGTAGGCCAGCCTATAGAGTTGGAGCCGTTCCAACAGGCGTTCATTCTGAGCGTTTATGACAACCCTCACGACACTGGCCTTGCGATTTTGGCGGTGGGGCGCAAGAACGGCAAAACGGCATTGATTGCGTGCATCTTGCTTGCGCATATTGTTGGGCCGGAGGCGGTGCAAAACAGCCAGATTATTTCAGGCGCACGCTCACGAGATCAGGCGGCGATGGTGTTTAACCTTGCTGCAAAAATGGTGCGACTTTCGCCCGTGTTGTCGCGGATGTGCCGCATTGTTGACAGTCAGAAAAGCATTGCTGGCTTGGCGATGGGTGTGAATTATCGCGCCATCTCTGCGGAGGCTGGCACCGCGCACGGCCTTTCGCCAGTCTTGGCAATCTTGGACGAGGTGGGGCAAGTCAAAGGCCCTCACGATGCGTTCATCGAAGCCATCGAAACCGCGCAAGGCGCATATGAAAACCCGCTGCGCATTGCCATCAGCACACAGGCGGCAACGGACGGCGATCTGTTTTCAACGTGGATTGATGATGCGGACACATCCAAAGATCCGCGCATTGTGAGCCACGTTTACACCGCGCCGCAAGATTGCGAGGTGATGGACAAAAAGGCATGGGGGTATGCCAACCCGGCGCTAGGCAAATTCAGATCTATGCGCGACATGCAGTCATATGCAGAGCAAGCCGACAGATTGCCGTCTAAAGAGGCAAGTTTTCGCTGGCTGTATTTGAACCAACGTGTTGAGGCGTCCGCGCCATTTGTAAACCGCAAAGAATGGACCGCGAACAAAGCCAGCCCCATCGGCGGCACGGGCAAAGCGTGGGGCGGGCTGGACTTGTCGGCATCGCGCGACCTAACGGCATTTTTGCTTGTTGTGCCTGATGATGCTGGCGTGTTGGATGTGCACGCGCGTTTTTGGTTGCCAGGTGATGGCATCCGCGACAAGTCGCAGCAAGACCGCGTGCCCTATGACGTCTGGGCAAGGCAGGGGCACCTGACCCTAGTGGATGGGCCGGTGATCCGCCCGGATGTTGTTGCGCGTGATATTTTGGAGGTGTGTGCGGATTTTGACTTGCAGCACATTGCCTATGACCGATGGCGGATCAACGATCTAATTCGAGAGTTTGACGCGATGGGCGCGGCGCCGCCTCTTGTGCCGTTTGGGCAGGGGTTCAAAGACATGTCCCCCGCACTTGCCAAGCTGGAGACGCTTGTGGCCAGTCGCAAGTTGCGCCATGGCGACAACCCAATACTCAATATGTGCGCCGCAAATGCTGTGGCCACGTCTGACCCATCTGGAAACCGAAAGCTGGACAAGTCCAAAACAAGCGCGCGGATTGATGGGCTGGTTGCGCTGGCAATGGCAGTGGGCGGGATGTCTCATGAAGCTGAGATCAAGGCATCCAGCCCGTGGGAAGATCCGTCTTTTTCATTGGCGGGATGATGCTTTGCAAAGTCTGCGAAACATGTTAGAAGGTTTGCAAACAACGGGCGGATTTGATGGGTTTTTTTACGCGCACAAAGCCAGAGCCGGAAAAGCGATCTGGCACAGTCACGCAATCGTCCCCCAATTTTTTGGAGATTTTGGGGCTGACATCCAACGTGTCAGTTTCCAACGTTTCTGTCACCACTCACGCGGCGCTAGGTATCCCGGCATTTTGGAGCGCGGTTAACTTCCTTGGCGGCACCATTGCTGGCCTGCCATTGCACGTTTACCGTCGCACATCCAGCGGTCGCGAAAAGATCGACAGCCCGTTGTCGCGCATCTTGCATGATCGGCCCAACCCTGAAACGTCCAGTTTTGCTTGGCGCAAATACACCTGTGACCAAACATTCACGGGCGGGCGGGCGTTCAGCTATATTGAGCGCAACGGGCGTGGCGTGGTCAAGAATATCTGGCCGCTTGACCCATCAAAGGTCACAATCACGGCAGACGGTTGGGAGCGGCGCTACACGTTTGAGGGGCGCACATACGCGGCTGCGGACATTATCGACCTGCCATTTATGCTGCGTCAGAACATGATTGACCACTATGGGCCGGTGGGCACGCTGCGCGATGCGTTGGGGATGGCTATTGCCGCTTCGCAATATGGCGCAAAAGCTTTTCAATCGGGCGGCATTCCGCCTGCGGTTTTGCAAGGCCCGTTCCAAAGCGGAGCCGCAGCCCAGCGCGCGTCCGACGATGTGCACAAAGCGATGCAACGATTGCAGTCAGAAGGGCGCCCGTTGCTGGCAATGCCTGAGGGGCACCGGCTGGAGAAGCTGGGCTTTAGTCCTGATCAAATGCAGTTGCTTGACCTGCAAAAGTTTTGCGTGCGTGAGATTGCGCGGATCTTTTCCTTGCCGCCCGTGTTTCTGCAGGACTTGGAGTTTGGGACATACTCAAACACTGAGCAACAGGATCTGCATTTTGTAAAACATACCGTCAAGAGGTGGGTCGAGCAGATCGAGCAGGAGCTAAACTTGAAGCTGTTTCCACGCGACAGCAAAATGTATGTTGAATTTAGCGTGGACGGCCTTTTGCGTGGTGATATCAAGGCGCGGATGGATGCGCACAGCACGGCCATTCAGAATGGGATTTACACCCCTGCGCACGCGGCGAAAATGGAAAATGCGCCATACGACCCGCTTGCGGATCAGATGTTTATTCAGGGCGGCACAATGCCGATAGGCGCGGTTTCAGATGAGGCACAGAATGGTGAGTAATTTTGAACGGCGTGCCATTGCAGCGCCTGAGTTTCGCGCAGATGGCGGCACGGTGCGCGTTGAGGGATATGCGGCAGTATTTGGTGAGGAAACCAACGTTGGCGGGATGTTCGTTGAGGTGATCGAGCGCGGGGCTTTTGCGGCCGCTATTGGGCGCGACGATGTGGTTTTCTTGATCAATCACGAAGGTTTGCCATTGGCGCGCACACGCGCGGGAACGCTTGATCTGAGCGAGGATAGCAAGGGCCTGTTGATGCGCGCAGATCTGGACGCGACAGATCCAGACGTTGCGCGGATTGTGCCCAAGATGCGGCGCGGGGATCTGGACAAGATGTCTTTTGCGTTCTGGCCTGATCGGCAGGAATGGGACGATAGCGGCGATATGCCAAAGCGCATTATTCGCCAAGCGTCACTGCACGATGTGTCTATTGTGACTACGCCCCAATACGACGGGACAGAGATTTCATTGCGTGCCCTGACCGAACACCGGCGGGCGGCGCAAGAGGATTTGCAAGCGTGGCGTTTGCGTCAAAAGCGCCGCTTGCTTCGATAACGGCGCGCGTCGCTGTTTGCCATTTTTTGCCCGTGGCGGGGCGTTTTTGGAAAGGGCCTTGATATGGCTATCCTTAAAGAGATGCGGGAAAAGGCGGCGCGCACGCTGACCGAGGCCCGTTCAATGTTGGACAGCATCAAAGACGATGCGACACCAGAGGAACGCATCGAAGCAGAGCAATCAGTGGATCGGGCGCTTGATGAAGTCACGCGCATTGAGAGCGAGATTGACCGTCGCGAGCGTCTGGACCAAGCCCAGGCGCGCCTTGAGCATCGCATGGAGGCAATCGACGAAAGCCGACGCCCAACGTTGCAAGGTGAAGCGCGTGGCGTGGATGCTGGTCGCGTTGTTGAGTATCGACAGGCGTTCCATGAGTATTTGCGTGCCCAAGGCAATGTTGCCGCGATGGACGCTGAGGCACGTGCCGCGCTTACACAGGGATATGGTAGCGTTGAACTGCGCGCCCAAACATCAGGCACCGACAGTGCTGGTGGTTACACCGTGCCGACTGAGCTGTTGAACATCCTTGTTCGCAGCATGGCGGCTTTTGGTCCGATGTATGATGAGGACGTTGCCACGGTTATTACGACCACGGGCGGCGGCGCGTTGACCATGCCCACCGTAAACGACACCGCAGTTACAGCCGTGGCGCACACGGAAGGCGCGACACTGACCGACGACGGCGGCAAGGACGTGACGTTTGGCGAAAAGACGTTGAACGCCTATGCCTACGACACCGAATGGTTGCGCGTATCCAAGGAACTGGCGGACGACAGCATTTTTGCAATGGAAACGCTTTTGGGTAGCCTTTTGGGTGAGCGCTTGGGCCGCATTGCGAACCTGCAATTGACCACCGGATCCGGGTCTAGTGCACCACACGGGATTGTCACGGCGTCTGGTGCGGGCACGGCTGCCGCGTCCACATCGGCAATTACTGCGGATGAGATTATCAGCTTCATGCACGAGGTGGACCCGGCCTATCGCATGTCGCCCAAAACGCGCTTCATGTTCAACGACGGAACGCTCGCCGCGATCCGTAAACTCAAAGACGGCGACGGGAACTATTTGTGGCAGATGGGCAACATCCAGCAAGGGCAACCTGGCACGCTTTTGGGCTATCAGTATAGCATCAACCAAGCGATGGCGGGCCTTGGCTCTGGTGCATCCAGTCGCGTAATGCTCTTTGGGGATATGGGCAAATACTACGTGCGGAAAGTGGGAGCGCCTTTGATCGGGGCAATCCAAGACAAGGACTTCTGGCCCGGGTTTGGTATTGCCGGTTATATTCGCTTTGATGGCGAATTGGGCGACGCCGCGGCGGTCAAGCACTTGCCTTTGGCCGCATCATAAATCGACTTTTCAAGGGGCTGGGCAACTGGCCCCTTTCACAAGCCGATTTTAACCGAGGGGTTTTGAGCCATGCGAATTATCTTGTTAGAGCCTCGCGCGTCGGCCCATGGTGCCCAAAACGCGGGCGATCAGATCGACGTATCAGATGCGGAGGCCCAGCGCCTCATTGCCAACGGCACGGCGCGACCCGTGCGGGCATCCAAGCGCGGCAAGCCTGAACGGGCCGTCAAGCAATGATCAGCGGCTTGCGACCATATCAGAGCCTTGTGCGCACTGTGGCCCCGGCAGAATTGCCGTTGACCGTTGCGGAGTGCAAAGCCCACTTGCGCATCACGGGCGCGACTGAGGACGATGTGGTCGCGGCAATGCTTGCGGCAGCGGTGGCCTACACAGACGGACAAGGCACGCTGGGCAAAGCGATTGTCACACAGACGTGGCGGCAATACGCTGGGCAATCCCCCGGCATTATCGCGCTGCAAATGCGGCCCGTGCAATCTGTCGCGGCGATTGGGTATTTTGATACCGACGGCAACGCGCAAGCGGCCACGTTGTCAGAATTTGACGTGTTCGGGCCTGCGGACGCGATGACGGTTGAACCCAAGCCCGGAAAATCGTGGCCGTCTGCACAGGATCGACCAGATGCAATTTGGGTGGATTATGTGGCGGGATACGGCGCCGCTGATGATGTTCCCAGCACGATCAAGCACGCGTTGAAAATGCTGGTGGCGCATTACTATGAGGCACGCGACAACGCCACAGAACGTGCGTTGGTGACTGTGCCGCACGGGTATGATGCGTTGATTGGTGCAGAGCGGGGGGCGTGGTATGGCTAGGCCGGGGCGGTTAGATCAGCTTGTGACACTGCAATCGGTCGCGGTCACTGCGGATGGCGGCGGCGGGCGCGTGGAAACATGGTCGGACTTTGCAACAGATCCCAGCGTGTGGGCACATGTTGCGCCGCGATCTGGCAACGAGGGAATGCACGACGGCGCGGTCAATGCCGTAGGCTTTTGGCGCTTTACCATCCGGCAGCGTGGCGACGTTTCTGAGCGCGACAGGCTGATTTGGAATGGTGAGCCATACAACATCACGCGTGTGGCCCGTGCGTCACAACGCGAATTGTATTTGATTATCGACGCAAAGCGGGGGGCGGCACAATGAAGGCGGGCATGACAGTATCCGGCACCGATGACATTGAACGTCTTTTGGAGCGGATCGCGCCCAAGGAAGCGCAAAAAATCATGCGCGACACACATCACAGCATTGCAATGGAAATTGCCAAGGATGCGCGCAAGAACATGAGCGGCACCAAAGACACGGGCGAGATGCAGCGCCAAACCCGTGCGCGCCGCGCCCGTGCCAAAGAAGGCAAAATGATTTCGACCGTGAACGTTGGAACGGGTCGCTCCAAAAATGCGCCGTTTTATTGGAGGTTTTTGGAATATGGCCAAGGCCCCGATGGTGTTGAACACGCGTTTTTTGGGCGGGCGTTGAAGCGCGCCAAATCTGAACATGTGCCGCGATTTCTAAAGGCATTTGGCAAACGCTTTGAGCAAGCCGCCAAGCGCGCGGCCAAGCGAGAGGCACGGGGCAAATGATCTATGATTGGGAGGTGCAAGCGGCGTTGTATCGGTGCCTGAGCGTCTATGCGCCCCTAACAGATATTGCCACGGTATACGATGTTGGCCCGTCTGTGGATGACGCAAGCGCGATCTATCCATATGTGGCAATCGGCGCGTTAATGCTCGGAGATTTCGACACCGACACCAGCACCGGGTTTGATGCAACGGTGCGCATTCACAGTTGGTCCAACACAGGATCGACAAGGCAGGTTCGCACCATGCAGAGCCACATCTACAACAGGCTGCATAGGCAGCCGTTTTTGATTTCGGGCGCATTTCGTGATGTTTTGGTGTATCGTGAAAATGCACAGGTCATGCAGGATAGCACCGGCGCACTTCACGGTGTTTGCGAATATCGCGCAATTTTGGATTTAGTATGAGGGACACCCTATGACACAATATGCTGGCCGCTTGTTTGCCATCAAAAAGGACGGAACGACCATTGCGGGCGTCCGTGAAAAATCTGTCACGTATTCCGGCACGCCAATTGACACAACCAACGACGATGACACGGGCGTAGCGTCGATGCTGTCTGGCGCGTTTGCGAGTGAAGCAATGGATGTTGCAATTTCCGGCATTTCTGACAGCGACGTGCTGTCAGATCTCGCCTACTCGACCACCCCGGGCGATAGGCACTTGACCGACATCACGCTAGATTTCCCAAACGGTGACGTGATTTCGGGCAATTTCATTTTGACAAACTTTGTGCGCACTGGATCTTATCAAGACGCCATGACATTCACGGCATCTCTTGTGCGCAATGGTGCTCACACGTTTACCCCGGCGGCGTAAATGACGGGTTTTGATGATATCCACTTGGACTGGCGCGGGCAACGCTACACCGTGCCAGCAAATGGCGTTTTGCTGCTGATCTACAAGATCGAGCTATCGATCGACCCGGCCAACGGCAACGCTTTGGGCGTTCTGTTGCGACCGTCCGGCCCTTCATTGTCGCGGCTTGCTGCGGCCTATGGCGCGGCGCTACGTCATGCCGGTGCAGTCGTGACAGATGACGAGGTGTATATCGGCATTGTCTCTGGTGCTGCTGATGGTGGCGCGGGCGTGCAAGAGCAGATCCAAGGCGCAATCATGGGCCTGTTGCACATCGTTGCGCCGCCCGTTGCTTCCAAGATGGTGCAGATCATGAATGCCCAAGGCGATGACAGCGCGGCGGGGGAGGCAAGCCCGGCGGGGGCATAATCCGTGGGCTTTATGAAATGTGCGTGGGGCAGGGATGGATTGCCCCCCACGATTTTTGGCGGCTCTATCCCGGTGAACTGTGGATGTTCATTGACGCCAAAATTCCGCGCGATGTAGCGCAAGAAATTGAAGGGCGCAGGGAATTGTATGATTTCTATCGCGCCCAAAAAGACGCAGAAAGGCAGCGCTGATGGCAACCAATGTTGGAGATATTGCGGTCGTAGTTGGTGCTGATGTTGCCCCGCTGGAGCGGGCAATGCGTCGTGGATCTGGCAGCGTCAAAGGTTTCAAAAGCGATTTTGACCGTGCAGCCGCTGGCGTGCGACGCGCGGCGGGCATCATTGGAGCGGCGGCGGCGGCTGGGGCAAGCGCGGTTGGCGGGCTTACCATTGCGGCGGCAAATAGCGCTGCGGAGATCCAGCGATTTTCACAAGTGGCCAATGCAACCACGGGCGAATTCCAACGCATGGCTGCGGGCGCGGCAACGGCTGGTGTTGCGCAAGAGCAGCTTGCGGACATGCTCAAAGATGTGAATGACCGCGTTGGGGATTTCTTGGCAACCGGCGCTGGGCCGATGGCCGATTTCTTTGAAAACATCGCCCCCAAGGTTGGCGTGACGGCGGATCAATTCGCGCGATTGTCAGGGCCACAGGCGTTGCAGCTATACGTTGACAGCTTGCAGGCGGCTGGCGTCAATCAACAGCAAATGACGTTTTACCTTGAGGCCATGGCGTCGGATCTGACGCTTTTGCAGCCTTTGCTCATGAATGGCGGCGCGGAGATGCGGCGCCTTGGGGATGAAGCTGCGCGATCTGGTGCGATCATGTCCGACGCGGCCATCAAGGGCGGGGCCGAACTAAACCGCGAGATGGGGAAACTTGCGCGCCAGCTTCGCACGTCTGTCAATTCGGCGTTGCTCGACAATGCGGACGACTTCGCGGATCTGGCGGAGGTATTGTCTCAAGATGTGGTTCCGGCGCTGGGCAAAGTCGCAGGTGGGTTTGCCTCTATTGTGTCAAAGGCGATTGCCGCATCGACGCGAGCCTATGAATTTGTGACAGCATTGGATGACATCGGAAGCGCTGGCGCAAAAGTGCGTCTTGACCAAAGGAACACCCCGGCATCTGGAGAATTGCCAGATCTTTTTGGCGGCGGCGAAGGCAATCGGCCAGACTTTTACGAGAGTATGACAGCAGGGGAACAGAAAAGATACGCTCGCACAGGCGCCATTCCCGATAGATTTCGCACAGCGCCACCTTCAAGTGAAGATGTGGTTGACTTGGGCGTGCTGGACTTTTCGGACGACAGCGACACCGGCGGCGGCGGTGGTAGCGGCGGTGGTAGCGGCGGTGGTAGCGGCGGTGGTAGCGGCGGTGGTAGCGGCGGTGGTAGCGGCGGTGGTAGATCTGGACCAACGCGCGAGGACTTCGACCGCCTGCGCGATGGATACGCGACCCAGCGGGAATTGATCGAAGCCGAGCGGCAAACGGATCTGGACCTGTTGCAGGAATACTTGGACGCGGGTGTAGCGGCAGAACAAGAGGCCAAAGAACTGTCATTGCGCATCGAGAAAAAGCACGCTGAGGACCGGCGAGCCATTATGATGCAAGGATTGCAAGGCGCGTTGGGTGATGCATCGGCTCTGATGCAAGCCGAAAACGAAAAGTTGTTCAAAATCGGCAAAGCCGCATCCATTGCCAATGCGGTGATTAACGGCCAAGAGGCCGCAAGCGCGGCGTGGGCACGCGGCATGGCCATCGGTGGCCCATTGGCCGCTACGGCATACGCTGGGGCATCTCTGGCGCGCACGGGGGCAATGATTGGCGCGATC